TATGTAAGATTTAGATTTACTGTCCCAACACCAACTGGAAGATATGGAACAGTTAAAATGCTACTTATCCCAACTTCTGTGATGTGAGTATGAACTGGATTTTCCTGAGTACTTGAAACATCTACAGTTGCTCCAATACTCACATCACCATTAATTGTAATATTAGAACTTCCAAGAGATACTGGAAATGGATTTTCAAAAGAAACTGGACTGCCATCTTTTGTGGCAATCATATTAACTTCAAAAAGACTCCTTTCCTGATTTAAATAATCTTGTTCTACTTTATTCCACTGGGCCATTTATCAATCAATCCATTCTAATTTTGATGGGTGGTATCTTTGTACGTTTTTAATATTAAAGTTTTTTTCCATTACTGGATAAATTTGATGAACAACTGCTCCTGGATAGTCTAATTGCAATTGCTCACCAAGTTCTCTGGTAGAAGGAATGCCAGTTTTAGTGACTAACTCCAAACGATATAAGCTACCTTGCCACATTACATCGGCAACATAGTCTTCACCAACTTGCTGTGGTTGTTCTGGTTCTGAGTTGATATAAAGGTTTCCTGTGAAATCGCCAGCAATATTAACTGATTCTGAGATAAATTGCTTGAAAGATTTCATATCATTCCTCTTCTTGATAGTCTTGTCCGAACATACTCATCGCTACCACTGGACGAAACGTATCAATTTTTTCTGCCGATTTAGCAAAAATAAGTTCTTTAATTTTATCGCTAATTTGAGAAGGAGATTCGTCAGTAGCAATCATATCTAAAAGATCATCCATTTTAATACCTAAGTAATTTTCTTTATTTATATCTCACCACCCTTGGGCATTTCTGCTACTTTTGCATTAACTTCAGTTTCTCTTCCTTGAGATTCTAAATCTGGTTCCATTACCGGTTGTCCTAAATCCATTTGAGCAGTTTGATCTAAAGGCATACCTGTCATAGGATCAACAGGTGCATTTGGATCTGGAATAATACCATCTGCAATTTCTTTTTTCATAATTTTATCTTGCTCAATAATTTCCTCATCAGTTTGACGAAGAATCTTTCTTCTCAGATAATCTTGTGAAAAATATTTTCCAACATAAGGTTCTGCAACTTGAACCATATTTAACCTCTCATTTAATAGTTCAGAATCTTTTAATTCTGCGAAATGGTTATCATATAAGAAATTATATTGAATATGCTCTTCCATCATATCCCAGTCTTCTGGAGTAATGATATTTTTAAGAATTAATTGTGTCTTAAGCATATCATGAAACATATAAGAGAATCTCTTCCTCAAGCGAGCAACAAATTTGCTAAACTTGACTTCATCACGAAGAATTTCTGATGATCTTCCAAGATTAAATCCACCGTCTCCCCCAATTCTTGTTGTAGGAACATTTAAAGATCTATAAAGTTTTTCTTGGAAATAATTAATGTCTGTAATTTCGCCAAGATTCTGTCCGCCAGGAAGTGTAGAAATTTCTGTACCTCTTCCGCCTTCTCTTCTTGGAAGCCAAAAATCTTCAAGCATCGCCATAAATTTCTTATCATCACGAATTTCTCCAGTACTTGCGTCATAAACCATTTTATTTCTATAACGCATCATTACATCACGAAGATATTGCTCTGCCTTTACTTTGGGAAGGTTGCCAACATCAATATAAAAAATTCTTCTTTCGGGAGCTCTTGATAATCTGTAAATAACAAGAGAATCTTCAATCATACGAAGTTGATTGAGAGATTTAATTGCTTTGTGGAGATAGGATAGAGTCGATCCTTTATTACGATCTACAAGTCCAGAAGTACAATAGGTTATTGAATCTCTAGTAAATTTAATTCCACCAGTTCCACCCAAAGAAGCTGGATTACTGGTTGGATAAGTCATTTTTGGATTATAAATGAAATATTCCTCAATTTGAGGAAATTCAAAATTCATAGGGTCATCCGAATTGACACCGGCCATTCTATAAGTTCTTCTATCTTTTTCTGATTTTTTTTGTTGACGCACATATCGCATCTTCATTGCGTCAATATATCTTAATTCTTGAATTCCCAAGTGAGGGTTCTTTAGATCAATTACTTTATGATAATAAAGTCTTCCATCAACATACCAATTTCTATAAATTTCATGAGATTTTTTATCAAAATCTAAAAGAGAAAGAATATATTTAAATTCTTGCCTAATTTTATTTTTGATGCCATCACTTGCATTCAGATTAGATAATTCAATTTCAATTGGAGTATCATTTGTATCACTAACAATAGCCTCATTTACAATATCTTCAATGGCACTATCACATTCTGGGTGAAGTGCCATTTCACGATATCTTTTGATAAGATCAAATTCTGTTCTATAAACACCTTCAATATCTACATAAGATCCAAAAAAACCACTGCTCAGGTAATAATCTGATTCGTCCTCTCTGTTCTCAGGAACAGGAGAAGCGACACTCCTAGACAGTGGTTCTGTATCTTCAATAGAAAATCCAAATAATTTTGCCATAATTTATTTTAGGTATTTTGTCTATTTATTATTATCTTAAACGTGTCCAATATTGAACTTGGAAGTCAACAGTAAACTCTTCAATGGTATCAGTAGTATCATAAGATAGATCGATTGCAGAAATATTTGTTGGAAAAATATCATAAAATTGATATTCTGCTGCAACATCAAGTCCAGGACCAAAAGGAGGTTCTGCACCTACATTGCTACCAGTTGTTCCTGAAGCGCCACCTCTTTTCAGTTGTTTGACAATTGCATTCTGCATATAAACTTCAGGATTAGCAAAACCGCTTGCATCTCCATATTGTGCGATTGCTTGCATCCAATTTTCCATGGTATTTCTAATAGCAAAATCCTGGTCATTAATTACTGTCACGGTCCAAACGTCAAATGTTCTATCACCAGCAACTTTAAAAACTCTTCCTCTGAAAGGAACATCAATAGAAGCTATGGTTGAAGCTGGAAGAGCAGCTGATTTACAAAGAATAGAGAATTTATTATCTGCATAATTTGCATCCTTTTCAATAGCAGTTGGTAATGTGAGATCCACTTGGAATAAATTGGGGCGAGCACCGCCTCCAATAAGTGCTGATTTAAAATCCTGAATGTTGTGAGCCATTTTTAGTTCCTCCTTTTTTGTTTATTTTAAAATCAAACAGTACCAGCAACTTCTTCAAAACTTACACCTGTTCTGGTAGCAACAAAGGTAAGTGTGACATAATTAATTGATTTAGTTGGTTTCAGGAAGATGTCTGCTCTAAATTCATTGTTATCGATAACATCAGGAGTATTGTTTGAAGAATCACAAACTACCAGGAATCCATAAAGACCTCGTTTTGCCTGAACATCACGTAGATAAGGTTCAACAATATTTTTAAAGTTTGCTCTAGTGATTTCATCATTTAATTCAAAAAGTTGAGCTTGAGCACTTCTTTGAAGTGCCTGTTCAATAGTAAGGAATAGGCGACGTACATTAATGCGATCAAATGCAGATGCATAACCAAGACCAGTTTTATCTCCAAACAAGAGAGTTCCAACACCAGGTTGAGTTATAATTGAATTAACTCTGCTGGAATAAAGTCTATCTCTTTGTGCTTTATTTGGATTATATGCTAATTTTATTGCATTATTAAGTATTCCTCTTTGTTGTCCTGCTGGAGAAAACCAAGGATATGCAACAATATTTGTACGACACATAAGTCCAGCAACATCTGGGTTGCATGGAATGTACACAAATCTATTGTTAAATCTATCATAAGTGTACTTATATCCACTATCAAATACTGCATAAGAAGATGATGGCATTTGAGTGAAGAATCCAATTATATTATCAGTTTGAGTATTAGTGTTTGTAACACCAATAACATTTCCTCTATGTGGAGAAACAACTGCAATACAATCTTTTCTTTGCTCTGCAATTGAAACTAGATAATTTGCTTTAGTTTTGGATTCATCTTCATTTGCTAATCCAGGACCCATAATTAAATAATCTACTTCAATTTCATCTCTATTTTCAAATAGATCGTAGGAATTTAATAGATCACCAAGTAATGGAGTAAAACTTCCAGATTCTCCATTTCCATTTTGCTTATAGTCATTTCCTCCACCTAATGCATATAATGCATTTCCAAGCGCACTAAAGACTTTATCTTGAGAAGGTTCATTCCACAATCCTTCAGATTGTGAATAAGGTGAAAAATCCTCACTAAATCCAGTTGCAAAAATTTCTTCATTGTTTGATGCATCTGATGGATTATCTCCAACATAAACATAATTAGAATATTGTGCAAGATACTCTTTCCACCAAATTCTTTGTGGAGAATTTACTGCAGAAACTGCATCGGTTGCTTTTGATAAGAATAAGTGCTTTTCAAGAAGGTTTCCTTGGACACCTGTAATACTTCCGGTGTCGTCAAATATTGCCACATGAAGTGCATCATTTTTACCATTTCTATCAAGGACATACTTATTAGAAACTGGTTTTGGTGCAATTGATTTCCAATAAATTGATCCATTAAGTAGATCAATTCTTTGCTCATCATACCAGTCTTTTACATTTGAAGAAGAACTTTCAACAGTATTAACTCCAACAGCGCCAAGAACACCACCATCCTGAGTGAATCTTAAAGTATTTCCTGGTCTAATTGATGCTGCCTGGTTTCTCTCCTGATAAGTAATAGGAATATCAGTGGAAGTTCCTGCGGCCACTCTAGAAACAATCTTAACATCTATTGCATCTGTTTGAACTCCAGTTATGATTCCTTTCAAATAACCATTAAATGAAGTTGTTACTCCAGGAATACTTTGATTGACTAAAGCAACAGTAACTCCAAGTCCAATACCATTATCTGCTCTTGCAGTTAATGTTTGAGCAAATGTAGTTCCTACAGCAATAATTTGATCTGCTTTATCGTCAATAATGCAAACTTTTAGATCATTTGCCCAAGAACCAGGAGTTTTTGCTGAAAAAATGTAACTTGCAACATCATCAGCATGAGATTCGTTATAATTATCAAAATTAGTAATTTTTAAATTGGAATCGCCTACTGCAGATACTCCAGATGTGGTATAAATGTCAGTAATATCAAGCGTAATTGAACCAGTTGTCGCCACACCTACTGTAGCTCCAATTTTGGTGTTTGAAATTGTAATAGTATCTGCAGTAGTAAATCCAACACCGCCATTAAGGATAGCAACACTTGAAAATCTTGCATTTGCTATTCCATTTGTTGATGCAATACTGACTCTTAATATTGCTCCTACTCCACTTCCGCCAGTAGTATAATCAGTTTCGGTAAGTGTAAACTGTCCACCAACAGTAGTTCCAATGCCTGTAGTTTGATTGGTAACATTATAAACGACAGAGGTAGAAAACCCAGTTATCTCACCAGTTCTTGTTCTCTTTGCATTTGCATTTACAAGATAATCTCCATCAGTTCTTACTACTTTAAGAACTCCTCCATAAGTCAAATAAGAGGATGCGCTCATCCAGTATTCGTACTGACCATCTAAAGTTAGTGGTTTTCCAAAATTGTTGATTAACTCTTGTTCAGTTGCAATATCAATTGGATGATCTACAGGTCCAATTGAAAAAGGTCCTGCAATTCCTCCAATATTATCTAAAACATTATCAGCTCTTCCTACTGTTAAATCAACCTCTCTGACGAGTACGCCTGGAGATAATTGAGGAGTCGCCATGTTT